CGGATCAGTGCCGCAAGGTCATAGGCTGTATCTGCCTTATGGTCGTACATCGGGTTAGGCGCGCCCTTTGCCATGCGGCGGAAGTCACCAGCCTCGCCTTCGCACAACGTCGCCGCTTCACTCATGCCTGTAGCGATCAGTAGGTCATGGAAACGCACAAGCTCGTCATGGCTGAACAGCCACTCACCTCCAACTAGCCGCCGTCCTGCCCCTGTGCTTTTCGCCCGTGCAATGACCATTGCTTCGCTATGGTTTACGGTTCGTGCTTTTTGCTCACTCATGGTGACTATTCCCGGCAGGGTCCACATCGGGGTCTAACTCGCCGCCAACGTGCTGGGTACAAAGTGCCAGCAATTCAGTTTGAAGCCGCTGCCGCGCCTTGCGCTCTATAGCGCGTGCCTTCTCTATGGCGGCCAGCATCCGCGATAGCCGGTCGTAATCCTCAGCGAGAACGTAGGGACCGAATCCGCTGCGAACCAAATCCCCGTTGTGTTCAAGCATGGAAATGCCGGGATATTTGGCGTTCCAACGGCGAACTGTGGGAATCTCTCTCGCCTCTGCCGGTGACGGTTCGTGAGGCGGTCCATGATCCCACTGCAACTCTTGACCCTCCGGCACCGGGTTGAATATCCAGCGGACACGCGCCTCGTTGTCGTCAAGCTGCTCGACCACGATGGCAACGGGCTTGATCCCGTTCGCCTCTGGAGGGGTTCCATGAACGCGATCCCATACGCGCTTCGCCCACCATGCGGGATTGCCGATCACGCTCCCGGCTGGCATCTCACTGCACAGCCAGCGGGTGAATTGCTCCTTCGATGTCAGGTCGCTAGTCATAGCGGCTTGCATCTATGTATGGCGGTTTCATATCTGGCTTTGTGTTGGCCGCAGACTTTGAATTGGAAACACGCGAAGCGATGCAGCGGGGTTAGCCACTTTGCAGGGCGATGGCAACGCAACCCAGATCCGCGCTTGATGCTTTCGCAGGTAACAGCTTTTGTGGCGCGGTCGTTCGATGTCAGGTCGCTCATGATTCGTCCTCGACCGCAAGAGAAACGGTTGACCACTGGTGCCGGCTCGCGTCTATGTAGTCCTTTATTTCTTGCGGGACATCAAAGACGCGGACCTTTGTCTCTACCGATCCGCCGACATTTGCGGCCGCCCCGAAGTCGCTAACGATCACGGCTAGGCGGGCCATCTTCTTTGTGGTCAGGTTGCTCATGTTCGTGCCTCGACTTCGGCGATGATGGCCTCTGCGTCAGAGATGTCGTGATCCGTGATGTCACCCCTGTAGTAGAGCGACACTTCGGCCCCTCTCCACAGATACGCCAGCCGCCAGAACTCGGCGCGGGCGCGCTGGTAGGCTCTATCAGCAGTGGCAAAGTCCTCCCTTGCAGACCGCTCTTGCTCGTGTGCGACAACCTGCACATTGGCCCAACGGTCCATGTAGGTTCGTATATTCGGCTGCACTCTTGGTATTGCCTCAGCCGCAGCCCGCAGCTCCTCAAGGGTGACAACCTCATCTTGGGTCCGGTCGCTCATAATCGCTCTCCAAAATACAGCCGGCCTCCGGCCAGCAGAGCATCATCCCCCTGGTCCCCAATCCGCACGCCGCTCGTATGCTTCAACTGCACGTAGAACGCCCCTCGACTTAGCTCCTTCTCCCAGCCTATGCCAATACTTGCATAGGGATTGGTAGCAGTAGGACGATCCCAGGGCGTAGGATTGTCGTGCGGGACGTAGAGCGCCAGTTCCGTGAAGACGTACAGGCAGCAGAGAAGGCCGCTCATGCCTGCGCTCCCTTGAGTTCGTCGTACGCCTTCTGCAGCTTCGAGAAGCGGGCATTCAGCGCAGCGTACTGGCGGTGCGCCTTCGTCAAATCTTCCTGCTCAGGAGTCAGCGCGATCGAGCCCTCCTCATGTAGCAGCGCCAGGGCTGCTGTCACATCGCTCATGTTGTACGAAACCTTGGCGTGCGCTCCGTACAGCTTCCTGGCCTTGAGGATCTGGTCCACGATCTCTACGGCCTTCTTCTTCGTCATCTGCTGCATTGCCATTACTTGACCCTCCCGTGTTCGATGTCGTACTCGACGATGAATCCCTCATGCGCATTCTGCGCAGAGGACAGCTTGTTCTTCGGCAGAGACAGCGCCCGCTGGTTACGCTGCATCATGTTCTCATCTGCGCCTACACCTACGATCAGATCCATCTGCGCCGGCAGCCCAGTACGGCTGCTATCGATGTCCGCTAGGGATAGCCAGATGGGCGGCTTCTGCTTGTATCCTTCAGAGCGATCATTCGCTTGGGTGACGGAGATGCCGATGAGGGAATACCGCGCGAGCAAGTAACGTACATCAGAGGCCACCTGTTCGAGCCGTTGCGTAGTCTTCCCTTCAGCTGTGTGCGCTTGTAGGTTCCTAATCTGGTCGAGTACCAATACTTGCGGTTCAAAATCATGAATCGCGTGTTCCACATCTGCCGCAGTGCCGCGATGCAGATGCAGCATCCGCAACCTACCATCTGCCTTTTGTCTAGCGGTTTCAACCGCCAGTCCCCTGAGCTTAGGCGACGAGTCAATCTCTGTTTCTGTCTTACCGGAGAGTCGTACAAGCATGCGCTTCTTGAGTACATGAATCGAATCCTCGTTGCCGATGTAGAGCACGCGCTGCTTCTGCCAGAGCATGCCTGCGGTCATCTCAAGCGCCAGGAGGCTCTTGCCAACCTCGGGCCTGCCGTAGATCAGGATGCTGTGCCCCGGCAGCGCTCCGCCGTTCGTGCGCTCTGTCAGCGTCTTGATGCTGAACGGGATACGCTTGGCCTGGCCGACGACAGAGTCTAGATCCGCCCAGTCGACCGCCTCCTCCCACTCCCCTTTCAGGGACTGCAGGCTGGTGGCCCCCAAAAGGTCCTGGAATTCCTCCAGCAGCTTGCGTTGCTTCTCTGCAGGGGCCTGGGAGCCGATCGCGGACGCAAGCTCCATGCCCTTGTTGAAGCGCTTGAGCTCTAGAGCGTCTTGAACCACGTTTTCAACAGAAACCCCAGTATCAAGATCGCGAAGATAGCCAAGCAATGTCTCCTCATGCTTCGGATTGGTGATGCGCCGCTTGCCCATGCCGGCAAGCAGAGACTTGTCGACGGACTGGGCCTGCGGATCGCGGTCGTACCACTCCCCCACCAGCTTCCACCAGAAAGCAGCCGTCGGAGTGAAGTCCCCGTCGTGCATGTGCGGAGCAACGCGGGCATAGGCCCCGCGAGAGGCCATGCAGGCGGTTAGTACAGCGCTATCGTGCATTCGATGTCCTTGGTGTGCGTGTGTCGCGATACCATACAGCGTGCTTGGACGCGGCGCGGGGGTTCCATCCAGTGATGACATGCGCTGGCCTGCTTCGCAGCCAGCGCTTGATCCAGGCAATCATCGCTCCACCCCCAAAATATACGAAATTTCATCCATGTTGCAGTCCTTGAGATCGCGCTCCAGGACAGCCACCCGTGTCTTGTTGAAGGCCATGCCCCACTCGCGAGCGTGCTTGAACGCCAGCCCTGTCGCATCCGCGTCGAGCGCAATGATGACCTCCTTGGGGCGTAGCATGGCGATCTCGCGCACCTTGTCCGCGCTCAGGTGCGTCCCCATCAGTGCCACAGCGCCGATGCCGGCTGCCTGCGCCTTGACGGCGCTCAACTGATCCTCGACCAGCACGACGACGTCATTCGCACAGCCGAAGTTATGGAAGCTCTGCACCGGGCCGCTGGCGTGCATCCATACGCGCGACTTCGGCTTGTCCGGGCGCCCCTTTATCGGGGCTCCCGGCCACGGCTGCCGCACGTTGTAGCCGCGAGTATAGCCGATCGGATTGTGGATGCTCAGCACGTACTCGTCATAATCGTTGCGGTACCAGCCGATAGGGGGCGTGATCTCGTAGCGCTCCAGGAAGAATGCAAGATCCTCCTCCGTGAGCCCGTGGAGCGCCCCCTCGTAGGCGCGCTGCGGCGTAGGCTTTGCCGGCGCATGCACGAGAGCCCCTGCGGTAGGCAGGAAGCCCTTCGTATCACAGGAGCCTCGGTGGCAGTTGTACACCACGCCTTCTGGCGTGCGCGACACGGAGAACGTACGCTCATGCTTATTCCCACCCCCACACATTGGGCATACGGTGCGTACGGACTGCCCGATGGACAGGAAGCTCGCCTCCATCAGGATCAGGCTCTCGTCACTGGTCATTCTGGACTCCCTGCTTTTTCGGTTCTAAAATCAGGACATACTTGTGCTTATGAAATCTACCCACCAGGCGATGCCCTAGGGCCTCCATCTCCGCCTTAGTCCTGTTCTTTGTGGCCTTTGGGGATACTTGCTTTCCTTGCGAGTCAAGCCACCTTGGGTACGGTCCCGTCCGTCCTACATAGTGCCAGCCAGCCGCCTTATAGACTCCCCCAGTGTGCCCCTGAGACTCGTCCGCGTACGTTACGAGAGCCACAAATCGACGCTCTTTTTTGATCAGAGCCACACTCCTAGCCAGCAGAAATGAACACGCATTTTTTGGGCATCTAGGGCTTACTACCATTCTAGTCAGCGACAAGACCTGCTTCCATCGCGCTGTGTCTACGGACTCACAGGCAACTCTTGTGGGTGGAAGCCACCAGACCACTCCATAAAGAGCCCCCTCTCCCTTGTGATAGAGCCCGTGTGTATATACTGCTGTATTACTGCCTCCACGGGCATAATGGTAGAGCCGCACAAGCGCCTGGGCCTCCGCAAGAGGACAGGGCTTTACTTCCCAATCCTCTTTTCTAAGGCGATCCTGGTATGACGTCCCATCATCCATTCTTGATCTCCTGAATCGCGCTGTAGGCGTCTGGCACGCCCCGCAGCAGCCGCTCGTACTCTTGTCCTGCCGGCGTAGCCCGGTAGGCTACGAAGAGATGCACGAGCCCTGCTGCGCCGGCAGCAGTCCGGACGGAGGGATAGTGTTCCCTCCATCGCGGGTCCCAGGCGTCCAGCTCCTCGAACAGCTCATGCCGCTCTGCCATCACGCAGCCTCTGCCGGGATATTCTGCTCGATCCAGGCGGCGATCTCGGGGAAGGTCTTGCCTTCCTTATCGTTAAGAGCGACGAGCGTGCGCTCTGCTTCTTCTGGCAGCCCTACCTCCAACATAAGATAGCTCGGCAATGCTCCGCTGTGTGCCCCTGCGAAATACCGAGTACCGCCCTCGTGCTCCGGAGGAGCCCCCCAGGCCGTCGGGTCCGCGACATCCGCCAGCACGCCCAGCACGCAGAATCCCAGCCCGCCATTCTCCTTGCGGCACAGCTGCCCTTGAATCTGCGGGTACAGCCCGCTGCGGAGGCTCTGCACCCATGCGTCACGAATTGCCTTCTTCATCCTAGAACTCCTCTACCTTTCGGTAGGCAATAGCCGATCATAGAGGGCCTTAAGGACCCTCTGCCTGTCTAACTCTTCGCACCTTCTCCCGAGTCCATGCTCTCATGCGGATCGGTTCGCCATTCCTTGGCAGTCCGACACTCCCTCTCAAGAGCCGCCTACAGCGGCTCTCTTGGGTCCGTTTACCCGCTTTGCTGTTCTCCCAGGGTACACTGGTACTGACAGCCCCCCGGCCCTCACAGGGGGTGGACTCGTTCCGTGCTTCTCTTCCCGGCTGCGACACGTAGCGCACACTGCTTGCGGTGGGGAGTACCGTGGACGGAATCATCCGCCCTTACTAGAAGTATCTGTCACTTCCTCCTCAGTTGCACAACTTTCGAGCGGGAGCGCACGCGGATCGTGTCGATCGCCTCCGCTACCAGCCGGCGCGCCGCCTCATGCGAGCCCAGGTTGAGAACGTCGGCGATCTCCCTGAACGTATGCTCGAACTTGGCGCCAACCCCGAAGTACAGGCAAATAGCACGGTAGGCTTCTCCGCCCTCAAGTAGGCCGATCAGGCCGGCAACGTCCTTGATCTTCTGCGATTCTGCAATCTCCGGATCCTCGTCCTCCGCTAGTGTATCCCCGAGCGTATAGGCCGCGCCTTGCGTCTCTCCCGGGCGATCTCCGTCGCTGTAGCCCTCCTCCTCCCCCACGGCTTCGTCCATGTCGACCAGTACGGCGCGTTCGTGGCGGCCCGTGAGGCCGCCCTTGGCCACCTTGGCGGCATACGTAAGCATCGCCCCTGCGGCCCTATGCGTGACCCAGGTGGAGAATGCCCCCTTCTCCGGATCCCACTTGTCGAGCGCCCTGCCTGCGGCAAGGATGCCTTCTTGTATCAGGTCCTCGTCGTCCAATGCCACGGAGGTCAGTAGGCCGTCCCGGCGCAGCCGCCCGGCGACCATCGAAACCGTCGCGTAGGCAGCAACCCAGAGTTGGTCTCGTGCTGCCTTGTTGCCATAGAGCGCCTTGTAGCGCAGTTCCTTGGCGGCATCGTTGGTAATTGGGGTGGTTTTCATCGGCGTCTCCGTTCGGCAAGTGAGAGGGGGAGCATATCAGACAAATCGGATCCGTAGGCAGCGCGGTGCTCTTCGAGCTGCAGCACGAACGCTTCCGCTTCTGTAGGCGTCAGCTGGAATGGCTCGCGAGACTCGCATTGCGTAGGCTCTTCGAGCTGTATGAACCTCTGCCCGTACTGGGCATGCCCACGATGCATCCAGCGGATGCTATCCCAGTACAGCGTATGTAGCATGCGATTGAGCCACGGCCCCAGCTTGTCAGGAACGCTCTTAGTCTCGCGTGCCTTGATGTAGGCATCATGCAAGAGCGATTCCCAGTCATCGCCGGCGAGCTTCTTGGCATTGCCGGCGAGACCCTGCAGCGCGGTGTATAGGGCATCCGATTGCATCATGATTCGAGCCACTCCAGACAATCCGCCGACAGTGCTGCCGCTTCTGGTCCGTCGTCGTGCTCGGGGACGTCAGTGTCGACGAGATTGCCGTCGTCATCGAACTCGAACCAGTAGGCGCGCGTAGGCCGCAGCTTGGAGCACGGCCAATAGGCATTGAATACGGCCACTCCATCAGCCGAGATGCGCACCTTGCGCGCCCCGACAAGGGACAGAAAGGGCGCAATGTGGGCGGTATCCGAGCTCATGAAGGCACCCAAACCCAAGCCGAAACCCAACATCCGGAACCGTCCTCGGCTGGGGATGTAGTGGCGTCATCGTCCAGTTCTATGTCATCGCTGGCATAGATTTCATTCGCGGCATGTATTATTGCCGGAGTCGCACGATAAGCATTCATCACCCGTATGCATTGCGCCAGGGCATTTGCAGCTTCTTGCTGGCGCGGGCTTCCGCAATTACCGTACGCTGCCAGCATCTCTTCGGCAGCTATAGAAAAGTCTGTAAGTTGTTTCATGCTTGCACCCATTCCGTAGGCGAAATGGCCCGCTGCTGCCAGCCGTTCGGCCCTTCGGGCACGGTAACATACTGTAGGCCGGCAGTCTGATAGACGCGGGCATTGGCGTGAATGAAAGTCTGCAATAGTGCAGTGATACGCGATCGCGTGGTAGGCGTAGGCCAGCCGGCCAGCGTGAAGCGCATGCCGTAGTCCGTGATCGTGGCAATATGATTCCCGTGCAGGTGCACCTCGACCCCGCCGACAATGGGGTTGACGTATGTATTCCCGAGTGTGCGATTCTTGCCGGCACGGATGGCGGCGATCATATCTCGGTCAATCTTGCGCATGGCGTAGGCTCCTCTCGAATAGTGTGGCGATGATGCATGCCAAACGGGCCGTAGGCACGTCTGCGTTAAAGATTACCGTAAATCTGCGCCTCTTCCTTGAGCGTGCCGACAAGCGCCCGCGCGTGCACCTCATTGATCGGCGCTCCTTCCGCGTAGGCCTGCCGCTCCAGCTTCTCGCGCAACAGCGCACACACAGCGTCAATAATAGCGCCGCGTGTCAAGCGTGCATCAACGGACAGCGTAAGCCGTACCTCAATCTGGCATTCTTGATACATCATGGCAGTATATCCTAGGCCAATGGAATCGCCACAAGGAGCGCCGTGGGCACACTCCTTGCAGCCATGCCACTAGGCGCCAATAGGCGCCGCGTAGAATGTCCGTCCGTCAGGGAATACCGTGTATCCTTGCGGGAGCTCTGCACCTTCCGGCAGTTCGCGCCAAACGCCAATCAGCTCATCGCGCGTATCCTGCAGCCAATCGAGATAGACAAGGCCTTGTGAATCGACGTGCAGGATTGCGTCCTGATGGAATTGGCGCGCAAGGGATTCGATGCCCGCATAGATGTCGCCGGCAATGCCGGATTCCCCAAGGTAGACACAAAAGGATTGCTCCTCTTTGCCTTCCCAGAACCCCCGGCAGACTTCGAAGCCGAGATTGGCGCCGCGCAATTGCTCGGCCAGCGCATACGATGCGTCGCCATTCTCCTTCAGCGAGCGATCCGGGCGATACGCGGATAGCAGTACCAGCTGTGCTTGGTTAGAGGGATGGAAGTTACGCATTGTCTTGACTCCTAGAAGTGATTGAACGAAGGCAAGCATAGCATCCCGGACATCCTTGTCAATTCCATTTGGCTATATGCTTATGCCTAAACGCTCTTGCAATCCGTAGCGGCATGGCCGATACTAGGTCCGTCGATCAACAAGCAGCGTCTAGGAGTCTTTAGCAATGAACACCGATAAGTCACGGAACAATGTCCAGCAAATCAAGCGCATCATGAAGGCAGCCGCATCACGCGGATATGATCCGCGAAACAGTGTGGACGCATACGCGGCACAATGGTCGCTGGCCTTCCGTTTCCGTCGCGTCAAGTAGAGCACGGCTCATGAATTGTCGTCTTTGTGGGCTGCCTGTTGTTTTGGTGCCTAGTGCCAAGGAGCGGGCAGACAAGTACGGTGGGAATGCCGCAGACTATACGCGGCTTTTCCCTATTCATAGCGAGTGCGCTTTAAAAAAGCGCGCAGCTGATACTCTGCGCCTAATGAGGAGCAATAGAGCATGATTGGCTGGAATTGGCCTAGGGGCACAATATGTGTCGCCCGCGAAGTCAACGGACGCTGGTGCGTGCTGCGGATTGCAGATCAGCGCACCTATGCCGAATGGTCTGGTTGCTTTTCCATCATTCAAAGCAGGAGCGAGACGATATGAACACTGAACCACAGCGTGCCACAATGCCCGACATCGGGCAGCTGGTGGCGTACGAGAACGGCGAACTGGACGCAAGCGCCACGATTGAACTCTTCGCGCAGCTGATAGCCTCCGGCATGGCATGGCAGCTGCAAGGCAGCTATGGCCGCGCAGCCGCGCGCCTGATTGAACTGGGATACATCACACGGGCCGGCATCATCACGGATGCGGGCCGCGATGCGTGCGAATCATGAGCGCCGCAGCGCTGAACGGGATGGCAGCGCTTAGCGCGCTGCTTTCCTTCTGGGGAATATGGGCAGACTGGCGTGAGCCGGCATGGTTCTATTTCTGGTGCGGACTGGGCACGCTATCGGGCCTGATTCTGCTATACGTGCCATGACGCCGACACTGGCAAGCATGCTGGACGGGGATAGGAGGGACGCAAGCGCGCTGCTATGGTGGCAGCGCATGCGCTACGCTGAGCGCATCCGACAGGCTAGGCGAGAGCGGGAGCGGACTAGACGCAAGCGGGTAGTGCCGGGCCCGAGTCCGTAGGCTCACGCGGTCCGAGGATTCGCCGGGCATAGCCCCCCTGCCTCCCTGCCCTACCTAGCGCATGGCCGCTGCGCGGTAGCGCACACGCATGGGATCCTACCGCGACGCACGGCCAGCGGACAGCCGGGCAGCACGAGAGCACGCATGCGAGCGGCGCCGCGCAGCGGCGCGCAGCCTGCGAGGACCGGGGTACCCCGGGCCTGGGGATACGTAAACGTGGACACCCGCCGTCTCGTACGAGAAAAAAGAGCGATTCCTGCCCCAAAACGGTGCGCTCGAAGACCGTCCGCTTCAGGAAATTAGCAGGCGCTCCTCTGCCCAGGGAAAAAGAGCCCAAATATCGGATCGTTAAGAAAACTTTAACGATTCAGGTTCGCTGTTCTGCTGGGGGCCTGCTCCTCGAAGGCCAGAGCGCTCTACTGGCTCCTAGTCCGCTCGAAGGACGGCTACCTGGGCCCGGAGGGCCCGTGACTAGGGCTAAATGAGAATGACTCGCATCATTGACAAATCTTTGCAAAACTATATTCGCAAGGAAATCAAGGATCTCCGCTTTTGCCGGTGAAATTCTTGTGACAACGACCAGAAAATGCAAGACACTTCTAGTAAGAGCCTCGTAAAAAGGGGGGGTTTGGGGGGGTTGAGCCTCTTCGGCTTCTGGCGAAGCCAAAGGAAGCCGATCCGCTCTCGCTCCTTCGGACTTCCGTTAAGGAAGTCCTCAGTCGCTCTTAGAGGGGGAACCAGGAATCGCAGCTTTCGCTTCCAGCACGCTGCGAAGAGCCAGGAACCCGATCGCAGTCGACTGCGGTCTCCTGCGAAGAGTCAGAATCCCGCGATACGCGGAAGCACGCATTGAATCCCGCGGCAGACGAAGTCATGCCGCAGACCGAACGTAGAGGACGCCCACTAGGAAGGGCACGCGGCTGCAGCCGGCTGATCTAACAATCAGCCTATACCCCGCAGGTCGGCTAGGAAGCGCCTTCAGGCGCAACTAGCAACCAAAGGTTGCGTCGTCCGTGGAGGTTCAAATCCTTCCCTCTGCACCAATTTCTGTGGGGCTGGTGTTAACGGCAGCACGTTGGGATGTGACCCCTGCGGAGTAGGTTCGAGTCCTACGCCTCACCCCAAGGATAGTGCCTCGTCCGGTGGCCGGACATGGATCTCCAAAGTCCGCTGATAGTGGTTCGATTCCATTACGAGGTGCCAGCTTGGCGATGTCAGCAGACGCTCGGCGGGCTTACCATCGCGCCTGGTCTGCAAAGAACCCGCAGGTATGGGAAGACCGACGGGCGCGTAATAAGGCTCTAATCACCAGCCTAAAAGCCCTCCCCTGTACAGATTGTGGGGTGTCTTATCCTCCGTACGTGATGGACTTTGACCACGTAAGAGGGGTAAAGACGAAGAACCTAGCTAGGGTTGCCCAGTCCCACTGGAGTGTTGCGACAATCCTGGAAGAGATAGCTAAGTGCGATCTCGTGTGCGCCAACTGCCACCGAGAGCGTACTCATAGACGGGCTTGTGATGAAGCCCGTAACGGGATGCCAGATGCTAAGACAGCCCTCGCTGATGATGGTCGGAGTTGACCGCTTCCTCATTGGAGCACTCCTGTAGCCTATGCGAGAGCTGCCTTACTTTCTGTTTCACTTCGAGAGATTCCCGCGGGTCTTGCTCAGCGGACATCCGATCCAACGACAAGCGTGGCACGCGCCCTTCCTGAAGGACATTGCCGAGAACGGCATACACACGCCTTTGGTAGTCTGGGGTCACGAGGATTCGCGGTTTTCGGTCATGAGAGGCAACAATCGCCTCTGGGCTGCGGAGCAGCTAGGTATTGAACAGGTTCCTGTTGTAGTTTCGTCTCGCCAGATGGAGCAAGGCGCTGGCGGGACCCTGGTCTCTTCGCTTGAGCAGCTGCAGACGTACTTCTCCGAAGGGAAGGTGTACGCAAACAAGCGGGGATGGGGCGTCAGCGACGTCACAGTCCCGGAACTGAATTACAGGGCGATCTAACAATCGCCCGTCTATCGGCCTCTCGTCTAACAGCAAGACGTTGAGCTCTGAACTCAGAGATCGGGGTGCGATTCCCTGGAGGCCAACCATCTCGCCGCGACGGCTCGACCGTCGCAAGTGGAGCTTGCTCCTTTTGGAAGGTTAACTGGACTGGGTCCAGGACTGTCTTGAAAACAGATCGTGTCCTACGGGCATAGCGTTCGATTCGACTATCCTTCCGCCAAATACGGTTTGACTCCGTGGTGCGTGTCCATACGGACTTGACGGAAATAGGCAAACCTGCGGGGCTCAAACCCCCGCGCTTCCCGGTTCGACCCCGGGAGTCCGTACCATACAACTTGAGAGCTGTCGGTTCCTCGCCCCGTCCGACGATAAACAAAACGGTGGCCCGAATATACCCTGCTGGTGGAACAGCAGACACACTGCGCTTAGAACGCAGCGCCGAGAGGCGTCCGGGTGCAAATCCTGGGCAGGGTACCATTTCATGCTCTTTAAGCATTGATAGCGATGCGCCCGCCTTGTAAGCGGGAGATGGACCGTGCAAATCGAGTCAGAGAGCACCACACACGCGGGATTGGCATATTGATTGTGCAGCTGCCTTCCAAGCAGCCAAAGGGAGTTTGATTCTCCCATTCCGCTCCAATCATGGAAGGTTACGCCGGCAGGGCTGGCAGCCGTTTGCTAAACGAACTGTGCCCTCTGGGGCATGTGATTCGAGTTCACAACCTTCCGCCAATCTGCGGAGATTAGACTCTCTATTCTCCGCAACTGTACCGATTAGACGAGGATCAGCGCTCAGTCGGTACAACTCCTCCGATTAATGCTCGATCCGCTGGGCGGATGCAGCTCTTACAAGGCAGCAGGGCACCGTTCGATTCGGTGATCGAGTACCACTCAATAGCGGGCAGGTAGGGAAAGGCTCCTAGCTGGGCTCATAACCCGGTAATCTCGGTGCAACTCCGAGTCCCGCTACCATTCATGTTCGCGTTGGCGAACATTTACGAATGTTCCATCAAACGCACAAGGCGTGCGACACCGCTGTTAACGGTTGCGAGCTACGTTCGATTCGTAGTGATGGAGCCACATTCTTGAGAGATCGTCTAACGGCAGGATGCCGGCCTTTGACCCCGGCGATGAAGGTCCGAGTCCTTCTCTCTCATCCATCTCCCTCCTCCAGGAAAACTCATGCCAGTAGGCCAGTCCAAGCTGACGAAGGTTGTTCACTACCCAAACGGCGCACCGATGCCACTGGTCTACGGATCAGGAACGCGCGTCAACAACACAGCGGCTGCTACGTCGGCTGCAGAAGCCGCGCTTCCTGCAGGAGCAGCAGTAATCGAAGTCCGTGCCACAGACGCCATCTGGCTTCGCTTCGGCAACACAGGCATGGCAGCAGCCTCCGCCGCTACTACCAGCATCCTGTTCCCTGGCGGGGAGAAGGTCATGCCAGTGCCTTTGGATGGCAACGGAAATCCGTACGACTATTTCCGCACATTGCGCGTCGGCTCCGCTGACGTCGCGGTGCAGATCGAATCGATCGTTGCAGTCTAACTGCCGCAATCCCCCTCTTCTCTCAAGGAACCGCTAAATGGCCGATAACACAACCCTGAATGCTGGCTCTGGTGGCGACGTCATCGCCAGTGATGACATCGCTGGAGTCAAGTATCAGCGTGTAAAGCTGAGCGTCGGTGCGGACGGATCTGCTGCAGACGCGGCCTCTGGCGGCGGTACAGAAGCCGGAGCGTTGCGCGTTACGGTCGCGAGTGATTCGACTGGCGTCCTGTCTGTAGATGACAACGGAGGATCCCTAACTGTAGACGTTGGCACGGCTCTTCCTGCCGGTACAAACGCTATCGGAAAGCTTGCGGCCAACTCCGGTGTTGACATCGGAGACGTCGACGTAACTAGCGTAGTTCCTGGAACAGGAGCGACCAATCTAGGAAAGGCAGAAGATGCTGCTCACGTATCTGGTGATACCGGTGTTCTAGCTCTTGCGGTGCGCCAGGACGCAGACGCCTCATCGGTCAGCGCCACAGGGGACTATTCTGCATTGCAGGTTGACGCCAACGGCTACCTGAAGGTCAACATTAAGGCAGGCTCTAGTTCGGGCGGAACAGCCCTAACCGATGCTGCCGCCTTTACTCGCGCTACGACATCTGTAACTCCGGTTGCCGGCGTTGTCGAAACGTCCGCTCCTACGCTCACAAACGGTAATGCAGGCGCATTGTCGCTGACTACAGGAGGCGCTGTTCGTGTCGCGGTAGCTTCTGGCGGAGTTGCTGGCATCGCAGAAGATTCAGCAGCGGCAGGCGGGGAAGAAGGCATCATGATGCTTGCCGTTCGCCGAGACTCCGCTTCTAGCGGGGTATCAGCAGACGGCGATTTCGCTGCGCTTAGCGTAACGTCCGACGGCTCTCTTCGTGTCTCCGGTGGCGGAGGCGGGACTCAGTACGCCGTCGACACGGCAGCCGGCGCAACGGACACAGGGACTCTGGCCCTACTTGTACGCGACGATGCACTAGCAACACTAACTCCGGTCGATGGCGACTATACTCAGGGCCGGACTAACGCGAGGGGCGCTCTTTGGGTAGCCCTAGACTCTACTGCTGCACAGACGGTCACGCTTGCAGCGGAAACTACCAAGGTCATTGGTACGGTAAACCTAGCCGCCGCGCAGACCCTAGCTACTGTTACCAACCTAGCTACCATTGGCACATCTGTAACTCCGGGAACGTCGGCGGCTCACCTGGGCAAGGCGGAAGACGCTGCCCACGCTTCCGGTGACACAGGTGTGATGGTCCTGGCTGTACGTCAGGACACCCAGGCTACGCTTGCTAGCGCTACCGGCGACTACGTCCCGTTCACTTCGGACTCTGTCGGTTCTCTATATGTCAGAAACACAAACGAGCTAGCGGACGACTCGGCTTTCACAGTAGCGACGTCGCGCGTCAGTCCTACTGGCTTCCTAGCAGACGAGACAGCTACCGACTCGGTGGACGAAGGCGACATCGGTATTGGCCGTATGACGCTTGACCGCAAGCAGGTTACTGCTCAGTACGCTCACACGGCAGGTGGCTGGACTCCTAGCCACACAGTATCCGCGGCCAGCACTAACGCAACCAGCCTTAAGGGATCTGCCGGACAGGTCGGGTTCATTACCGCTAGCAACGTAAACGCGGCGATGCGCTACCTGAAGCTCTATAACAAGGCCACCGCTCCTACGGTAGGTACTGACACGCCAGTCCTCGTGCTTCCTATTCCAGGAAATACAGCCGGAGCTGGTATTGCTCTAAGCTTCGGTCCTGGTATCGAGTTCACGACAGGTATCGCGTGGGCTCTGACTACGGGCGCTGCTAACTCTGACACTGGGGCGGTGTCGGCCAGCGAACACGTTATCGGAATCGGCTACAAGTAATGGGGAGACTGGTACTCAGAAGTTCGGCTGTCTCTGGGGGGAACTCGTTCACTTTCGACTCAGGCTGGTCCGCTGGATCTGGCTCATTCACCAACGGGCAGACGTTCACATTCAACCGCGGCGCGGCTGATCTAGGGACCGGGCCGAATATTGCCGTCTACGGCAACTTCAGGGGCGGGACTGTAGGGGCCGCTGTTCCAACGACACAGCAGATTGGTGCGTTCAGTCAGATGACTGACACCAACACCGGCTCAAGCCCGCCGACGTATGAGACCGGACCGGACGGCGATACATGGATGAACCTACTCACCACGTCGCTGGCGGCGGTTGGAGATGGGTCTTGGCGGCAGTCTAACCTGAGTGGCCTTTCTGATTTCGACACGTTCTATGTGTCGTATCAGGTTTATACGGACGGCCCTGCAGTTGGCGCATCGATGGCCGACTTCAACGAAAAGAGCATCTGGGTGACTCGCGGCGGATTGGTCGATGGAACCGGCCACGATCTCCTGCTCATCATGGACCGCGGGACAGGATCGAACGCGGGAAGCGATACGGCGATCTCATGGGGCGGCGGCGGCACGGACAACGCCTATACGGGAAACGATCCGTACAACGGCGGATACAACGTCCCGAACGTCCAAGGGTTTCGCTCGACTGGATTCAAGCCGCACACGACGGCATCAGTCGGCGCGCTGTTCGATGCGTTCCACCAGTCCTGCCATGCGAGCCAGCGGTATCAGGATTCCTCAACGGGCCTGCGGACTGCGTGGCTTTCCAGCGGTGTTACTGCTGCATGGAACCAGATGTACTTCCTTGGGTACTACCAGCACCGAGGGGCTGCGCTTCCCAAGGCCACGTTCTATCTGGTCAAGGATTTCCTTTTTCAGACAGGCGCAAATGCGTGGAAGCGCTTTTTCATCACTGACGCATCGACGCTCGCCGCGTCCCGTCAGATGTTTGATTGTCCTCACACGTCTTGGTCATCTGGGCAGGTGAGCATTTTTATCCCTTACGGAATCAACCTAACCGGGAAGTATCTCTGGTATGGGAATGGCACTAGCTACACTAGGGTAGGACAAGGCTAATGGCCGTCGCATACGATACAGCAGCAGCAGCAACCGGAGCAGGCGTCTCAAGCCTGTCGGTAAACCTTGCCTCTACTGGTAGCAATAGAGCCGCAAAGATTACCGTATCTTGGTACGGCGCTGCTGGTCAGACAGTGACGGGTGTCACCGTGAACGGCTCAAGCACTGGCGTTGTCACTACGTCCACGCAATCGCACGCGGATGGCAGCAGGTTCATGAATACCTACTACATCCTTGCGCCCTCTACGTCCTCGGTGGCGTATGCGGTTACGTTCAGCGCGGCGGTCGATGAGTGTGCGATTCAGGTTGTTTCGCTCAACGGCGTCGATCAGACGACTCCGGTCGGAACGGATGTCGAGTCGCAGGGCAACGATACGAACCCAGTCGCCAATAGTATCACCTCGGCGGCGAATGAGCTGGTCGTCGGTTCGATGCGTGGCTTCTACCCTTCGGCCACAGTAACGGCAGGCGGGGGGCAAACATCCCGCATCGAAAACGAAGCATGGAGCGGCGGCTCGGACGCTGCAGATACATCAACTGCGCCTGGTGCTGCGTCAGTTAGCCTGTCATGGACTTTGGGCGCGACCGCAAGATGGCTGACACATGGAATTTCTTTTAAGGCAGCGGCAGGTGCCGCTGCCGCACGTACCGGGCTATTGCTGACGGGAGTCAGCTAGTGCTTCTTGCTCTACAGCAGCTTCTAAATCTATTCTCGTCAGGAGGAGGGGCCAATCCGCCCGTCTTCTCAGGCACTATTCCTACCCAGGAATACACGACGGGAGTGTTGATTACTAGCCTCGATACGGCGACCTACTTCTCGAACAGCCCTACAAGCTATGCGCTCACGGGCTCCTTGCCTAGCGGGCTCTCGTTCAATACAGGTACCGGGGTTCTATCAGGGACGCCTACTGTCGTAGGAACAACGACTGGGCTATACGTCACAGCAACCAACGCGGATGGGTCGGCGTCGTCTAACACATTCTCTATCGTCGTAGCAGATACAGCAACATTTGTATCAGGCGCTGGTAGAAAGAGAGACGGTCGTCGCAGAGGGTGGATCGGCGTTCTGTTCGGCAGAGGCTAATGGAAGAGCAAACAACGGACGTAGTCGCGCGCAACCCGGACGGTACATTTCCAAAGGGAGTCAGCGGCAATCCGGCTGGGCGCGCGGTGGGCACAAAGACCCACCTGGTTCAGCTCAAGCAACAGCTTGAGGCTGCCGTACGAGCGAGAATCGATTCCAACAAGATTGGTAGGATTGTCGATAAGATGATCGACCTGGCGCTGGAAGGGAACGTCAAGGCAGCCAAGCTGATCCTGGACAAGACTATCAGCCCGGCAGCAGTTACGGACGAAGAAGAAGGCGGAGATACGAAGTACGTGTTCGTCATCAAGAACGCGACCTTCAAGAAGAGCGCACAGGAAGGGCCTGTGCAGGCAACAGTCGATGCAGAGTTTACAGAGGTATCAGGATCATGAGCACAGGCGCAAAGCAGGAAAATCAGACCCGCACCGATCAGTCGGGTGGCGGACAGGTGGTGGGCAAGGCTCCTTCGGGGCGTCTGCACCAGCCGCCTGCGTTTCTCGGACAGGGCGGAAAGCCCGACAATCAGAGCACATCACGTCCGAAGGGGGCTAACTAATGTCGGTCCAGCAGTTTCGTGGCGTCTTCATGGACGTCATTCGCTACAAGGGTACGCTCGACCTGGCAAACGCGGCTACGGGCTCCGGTACGTTCGCGTCTTCTGACGTTACCGTTCCTGGGGTGGCTCTTGGTGATATGGTTCTCGGAGTCTCGCTCGGAGTCGACACAGTCGACGCAGTTGTAACTGGAGCAGTTACTGCAGCTGATACGGTCACAGTCACCCTGCTGAATAACACTGCGGGCGCTGTCAACCTGGCGTCAACAACGGTCCGTATCCTGGTTGCACGAATCGTTGACCCAAGCTAAGAGCTGAATGGCTCTTAACCAGAACCAGCGCGTAACCCAGGTGGAGGTCTCCCTCCATCCGGGCCAAGCCGCTATCTTCAATAGCGAGGCCAGATTCAAGGTCTGTGCCGCTGGTCGCCGCTTCGGCAAGTCCCACCTTGCGGCATACATGCTGGGTATCGAGGCAATGCGCACTGAAAATGCGCAGGGATATGAGCTAAGCGCTCAGCATGGCGTGTACTATATCGCGCCTACCTTCGACCAGGCGAAGCGAATCATGTGGCCCAAGCTGCGTGAGCTGCTCCGCTACCAGAAGGTCGGGGGACTGATCGCCAACGAGAACACCAACGACGGGTGGATCGAACTCGTAAACAAGCGCCGCATCTACATCCGCGGTGCTGACAACCCGGATTCTCTCCGCGGTATTGCCCTCTCCTATGTGGTGATGGACGAATATGCGGACATGAAGCCTAACGTATGGACCGAGATCGTCGGTCCTGCGCTGATGGACGTGCAGGGGGAAGCCCTATTCATCGGAACGCCCAAGGGCAAGAACCACTTCTACAAGCTGTTCATGACAGCCTTGGAGTACAAGTTCGATCCGCTCAAGGAGCCGCGTCCTCTATACGAGGCGTTCCATTTCAAGTCTAGCGACAATGTCTTCCTGAACCAGAAGGAAGTCGAGCGCATGATGCGGGACAGCAACGTCTCTATGGACGTGCTGAAGCAGGAACTAGAAGCGTCGTTCGTGTCCGGTGGAGGTAAGGTTCTCAAGCCAGACAACTTCCCTATCATTGTGAGCCCTGCAGACGAGGCTGGCGGATCCATCGTCATCACTTGCGACTTGGCGGGATTCTCCAAGGAATCAGGCAACAAGCTCTCTCGTCTAGACGAGTCGGTCATCGGAGCTACGCTAGTGACCCCCGATGCCTGGGACGTCCTAGACATGCAGCATGGGCGCTGGGACGTGAGAGAGACTGCGCTTCGCCTGGTGAAGACAGTTAGCAAGTACCCAGGCAGCCGCCTGGGGGTAGAGAAGGGGGCGCTGCTAAACGCAGTAGGTCCGTATCTAGAAGACTATATGCGGGAGTTCAACCGCTACGTTACCGTGGAGCCCTTGACGCACGGCAACCAGAGAAAGACAGATCGCATCATGTGGGCGCTACAGGGGCGCAGCGAGCGAGGAAAGGTACGTCTCGTTCGAGGGGACTGGAACCAGTGGTTCCTGGACCAGGTGGCGGACTTCCCAGATCCGCTGGCGCATGACGACGGCATCGATACGATCGCCTACGTGGACCAGATGGCTTCCGTCTCCTATGTGGAAGATGAAGACGTCTCTACCTGGGAAGCACTTGACATGGATTCAGGCTACTAATGAGCTATACCGCCACACAAGGCAACTCGATCCTAGTAGACACACCGGAGTCGGTATCTGGCTCTGGTGTGCCTCAGAAGTCACCAGACACGCAGTTGATGTCGTGGATCATGGGCAAGGTTGCTCCGTGGGAAACCCATCGCAACAACGGATGGCAGCGCCGCTGGCAGGAATGGTGGCGCATGTGGCGCGGGCAGTGGTCTGAAGAAGACAAGACCCGTCAGTCAGAGCGTTCTCGCCTGATCGCCCCCGCGCTGGCCCAGGCTATCGAACAGACCGTCTCGGAGATCGAGGAAGGCCTATTCAGCAAGGACGTCTGGCTGGATATCGTCGACGACATTGCCGACGAGAAGAAGGATGACGCTGCAGCTATCCGCGATCAGCTGCTCGAAGATTTCGAGACAGTGAACGTCAAGGACGCGGTCAGCGAGTCAGTGCTCAATGCGGCCATCTTCGGGACCGGCATCGTCAAGATCGACGTACAGGTACGCCAGTACGAGAAGCCTGTGCGCAACCCGCGCACTGCGGCTCTAGAAGCCTCTCCTGAAGAGCGCGTAGTGGTCTGCGTGGAGTCCATCCGTCCGGATGATTTCATTCCGGATCCTGCTGGCCGCACGATCGGGGAAATGCTGGGATGCGCTCACCGCATCAAGAAGCCCCTGCATGCTGTCCTGGAGAAGATCGAGGCCGGGATCTACCTGCGCTCGGCTCTTCCCCTACTGTCTGGCGGACCGCGTATGAACAACGGAGCAGAGGCTGATGCCGCTGCGCCTGACGTCTCTACGACGCCTATCAGCTCTGACGAAGTGGACATCGTCGAGTATCACGGCAAGGTTCCACTGAACCTGCTGAATGAGCTACAGGATTCGCAGTCTCTGCTGGACGAAATGCTGAAGGCGGACATTAAGGACCGCCCGGATCACGGGGACGGGCCTCTGGTAGAGGCCATCGTCACTATCGCGAACGAAGGCATTCTCCTCCGTGCGATGGTGAACCCGTTCGTCATGAAGGATCGCTGCATCGTGGCGTTCCAGTTCGAGAAGGTGCCTGGACGCTTCTGGGGACGTGGAGTAGCCGAAAAGGGTTACAACCCGCAGAAGGCGCTTGACGCGGAGCTACGTGCCCGTATCGACGCGCTGGGCTTCATCAGCTCACCGATGCTGGGCGTGGATTCCGGGCGTATCCCTCGTGGATTCAAGCTGGATATCCGACCGGGCAAGGTATGGCTGACGCAGGGAGACCCTAACGAGGTTCTTCGCCCTATCTCCATCGGCAACCTGGAAGCCTCTACGTTCAACCAGACGCAGGAAATGGAGCGCATGGTTCAGATGGGCACAGGAGCCTTCGACACGGCTTCGTCCCTCAAGAACCAGAGCCAGAGTGGCGCAAATAGCAGCAGCTCGAACAGCCTGATGATGGGAGCCTTCGTGAAGCGTGCCAAGCGCGCCATCGCGAATGTGGACCGCAACCTCATGCAGCCGCTCATCAAGAAGTCGATCTGGCGCTACATGCAGTTCGACCCTCGCCGCTACCCGAAGGACTACGAGTTCCGCGTGGTGGCTACGCTGGGCATTGTTGCCCGCGAAGTAGAGGCTATGCAGCTGACGCAGTTGCTGGGAATGATGCCTGAAGAGTTCCCTGGCGTGAAGCTGGTGGTGGCTCAGGGCATCATCGACAACACGGCGGTCTCCAACAAGGGGGACATCCAGAAGGCCATCAAGGCTGCCATCCAGCCGCCTCCTCCGGAAGTGGCGCAGAAGCAGAAGGAGCTGGCCGATGTGCAGTTCCAGACAGCACTCGCGGAAGCCCAGGGGGCTCTCCTTGCCAACCAGAAGACGGTGGCGGAGATCCGCAAGCTAATGGCAGACGCCATGCTTGCTATGCGCAAGGCCGACGTCGAAGACGACAAGCAGCGCCAGGAAGACGTGCGTCTACGCATTGCCTTCGAGGAGCTGGATCAGTTCGAAGAGCAGAACAAGATCGCGCAACAGCGACTGGACCTACAGCAGCAGCAGCTCAACCTCAAGAAGCAGGAGGTTAAGAGCGGTTCCTAACCAGCAGCCTCGGGAGGGCAAATGGATCAGGATATTCTCGTCTGGCTTACAGACGAACAGAAGGAAAACGCCAGAGCAGCCGAAGAGCTGTTTGGTTCTAAGGGGTGGGAAACCATCCTGACATACTTGAAGTTAAGGGAACAGGTAGAACAGCAGAGAGCTCTGCATGCTACCTCGTGGGACGTCAATCGACTCGCGACAGGCGCTATGGCCGTGTTCTCTGAACTCCAGAATCTGCCTCAGGCGATCGAAGCCGAGCTGACTGCCTTGGCCCTGCAGAACAGGGACTCGGCTGTCATGGAAGCGGAAAGTCGCTATGAGTAAGTTGATGTTTTTTGATTTCGTGTGCTCGGAGTGCGCGCATAAGTTTGAGGAAATGGTACAGCCTGACATCCATCAGGCCCCATGTCCTCAGTGCGGGCAGAACGCAGTCCGGCAAATCTCGACGCCTCGTATCGACCGCTCAGCCATCGCGCTGACCGTGGGAGCCAGCCCAGAAAGCCTGGCTCACTTCGATAGGCTGCATCGAGAGAAGAGGGCAATCGAAGAGAAGCGCAAGGCGGACCACGGCGACTACGGTCGCTCCGCTGGCGCAGATTGACGATCCTCACCAAATCCACAGCCCCAATCCTAATACGGACGGTAAGGAGTAATTATGAGTCTTGAATTGGCCGACACGGCAGATCAGCTTCCTGGTAACACACAGTCTCTCATTGACGACCTCAAGAGCGCTGTTGCCCAGCCAGCATCCCAGTCTACTGACCCAGCCCAGGGAAATCAGAAGACGACAGCATCCCTCGATGTTGTGGTACCGAACGACGAACAGATCCCAGCGAAGCTCCGAGGCAAGACGCTGGCAGAGCTGATCGACGTCTACCGCAACACAGAGAGCGCGCTAGGGCGTGCTAACAACGATCTCGGTACCCAGCGCAAGCTGACCGATCGTTTGCTTGATCTGAAGCGTGCCGACGATCTGCAGACCAACGGAAGTGCTAAGCCCTCCACAGCCCCTGTGGAAGTAAGCAGCACGGACCTATTGAGTGATCCAACGAAGACCCTTGACCAGGTCATCAAGAGCCACCCGCTCATTGCGAACAGCCCGACTGCACAGAAGCTACAGCAGCTGGAAGCCCAGCTGGCGGAGCAGCAGTTCGTCGCCAAGCACCCAGACTACGCCAACTTCGTCGGTAACGCGGAGTTCGACGCCTGGGTACAGGCGTCCCCGATCCGAGCACGCGCCGCACAGGTTGCTGCCGCTGGGGATTACGCAATCGCAGCAGACCTCCTGACGGAGTACAAGTCTCAGGCCAGGCCCGCAGCAGCCGCTGCAGCGCCGGCCAAGACGGTCGAGGCAGCCCGAAACGTAGGGCTAGAGTCTGGCTCAGCTGCCGCCCCAGCGAACTCCGCAGGGGGTAGCGGCAAGGCCGGAAAGGTCTACCGTCGCGTCGACCTCATCAACCTCAAGCTGACACGTCCGGATTTCTACTCAGACCCGGCGTTCCAGGCCGAGATCATGCAGGCGTACGCGGAGGGTCGCGTCAAGTAATTGCTCGCGAATCTGTTTCCATAAATCAGGGCCAAACGGCCCGTCTACTACATAGGATTGAATCATGGCTCTTGGTACAAATCACGTTATCGTCTCCGAAGTTCAGAACTTCGTTCCTGAACTGTGGAGCGACGAGGTTGTCGCTGCTTACAAGGCGAACCTCGTTTTCGGTGGACTCGTTCGCAAGCTCTCTCACAAGGGCAAGAAGGGCGACACCATCCGCATCCCAACACCTACCCGCGGCGCTGCGAGCACTAAGACTGCCCAGGCTACGGTCACTCTGATCCAGCACGGTACAGACAACGGTCTGACAATCGTGATCGACAAGCACAAGGAATACAGCCGTCTCATCGAAGACATCGCTGCAGTCCAGGCGCTTGAGTCGCTGCGCTCGTTCTACACAGACGACGCCGGCTACGCGATCGCGAAGCGTATCGACAAGGACCTCATCCTGGACGCACTGGCGAACGGAAACAGCGGTTCTGCGACGCTCGTGGAAAACACGGACGGAAGCATCGACAGCACATCCACATCGTTCACAAACCCGTTCATCGGGGATGGGTCGACTGCCTGGGATCCTACAGCCAGCGCCAACGCTGGTAACGCTACGGATCTGACAGACCTGGGTATCCGTCGTCTCATCAAGAAGCTGGACGACAACGACGCTCCGATGGCTGGCCGCGTGCTGGTCATCCCGACAGTCATCAAGCAGGACATGCTGGGACTGGCGCGCTACACAGAGCAGGCGTTCACTGGTGAGTCTGGATCTGGCAACAGCATCCGCAACGGAATGGTGGGAAGCGTTTACGGCGTAGACATCTACGTCACAACGCAGCTTCCGACAGTGGAAGACGCTGGCGGAACAGCCGACCAGAAGGCGGCTCTCATGTTCCAGCGTGACGCCATCGTGCTCGTCGAGCAGCTGGGCGTACGTACGCAGACACAGTACAAGCAGGAATACCTGGCTAACCTGTTCACTGCGGACGTGATCTACGGAACGAAGACCGTTCGTTCGACTTCGGTTCTTCCGATCATCGTGCCAAGCACAGCTACCGAGAGCTAATCTCGACTGATCGAGGGGGCTTAGCCGCCTCCTCTTTCTTCATGCCTCTGCCCCGCGGGGGGCATGACGAAGGAGCCTATATGGAACGTCGATTTTCTCTGTTGCGACACGACCATCGCAACGATGCGACTTCTGGGTATACCACTGGTGAGCGCAACGGGTCTTTTGGGTCCGGAAGCTACACGCCAACGCTCACAAACGTGCTGAATGTTGCCTCGGCCTTCCCGACAAACTGGATGTGGCTGCGTGTCGGAAAGGTCGTTCACGTATGGGGGCGCGTTGATATTGACCCAACGGCTACTGGGGCAACCCAGTTAAAGGCAACGCTTCCTATCACGTCGTTGACTGGGCACAAGGCAGCGGGCTCTGGATATAGCTCTTCTACCGCACAGGGACTAGCGATCGTGCCGAATAGCGACTATGTAGAATTTCAGTACGTTGCATCTTCTGCTGCTTCAGCAGACTTCTTCTTCAGTTTTAGCTACGAAATTCAGGCATGACCTATCTACAGCTCATCAACGGCATCCTGACTCGCATGCGCGAGTCGACGATCGCCGCGTCTGCTATCACGCAGAACTACCCATCGCTAGTCGGCACATTCATCAACGACGCCAAGGCTGAGGTAGAAGGAGCCTGGCAGTGGAAGGCCCTGCGTCACGAGATGACGTTCACTACCGTAGCCGGCCAGACGGACTACGAGTGCTTCTCTGGCGGTGATGCTACCGGCTCTCGCTACACGAACGAGGAGTCCAAGCTGCTATACAGCGCTGACGGGCTGCCGCTAGTCTTCGACACGACCAACGACGCTCATCTCTACGAAGTGCCCCTAGAGACACTGGAGTCCTGGCGCGCTGCTGGCGTGTCCTCTTCCAACCAGAAGCCCTACACATTCTCCGTGCTTCGCAGCGCGGACGGTTTGACCCTGCGCATCTATCCGGCACCGGACGGAGCGTATGCCATGTCAGCGCGCTTCTTCACTCCGCAGGCTGAGCTATCAGCCGCAGCAGACGTTCTACTGGCACCTACGCGCCCAGTCCGCCAGCTCGCCTACGCTTTGGCATTAGAGGAACGTGGCTCCGGGCAGGGCTCCCGTGCGGAGGCTATCAGACGCAACGCCTACATCGCCCTTGGCGACCTGATTACTCGCGAAGCAGGGGACGCTGAGCTACAGCTTAACCCATGCTAACGCCTACCGCCTTCCCATCCCCGGGCTACCTGGGGCTGAACAAGCAGCAGGAGTCTGTCCCGCTCGGCCCTGAATGGGCCGTCGTGGCGGACAACGGCGTGATCGACAGCGCCGGACGCATCGCTGCGCGCAAGGGATGGAGCAAGCTGACTAGCAGCCCGATCACCGGCTCTCCTACGATAGAGGCGTTGTGGGAGCATGTAGTTGAAGCAGGGACTACGGAGTTCGTGGCCGCTGGCGGAGACAAGCTATGGTCATCCGCGGACAGCGGAGCAATCTGGACTGACCGCACTGGATCTCTGTCGTTCACCAACGACAACTACCAGTTCGCGAACTTCAACGGCAAGTGCATTGCCTGCACTTCCGGAGAGGGACTGGCCTCGCGCACTACGGGCAATTTTGCTACGATCTCTGCTACCAGCGGGACGATCCCGCCAAACCCGGTAGCCATCCTGGCGGCCTTCGGTCGCCTATGGTCCGTCGGATCGGACCTACAGACGATCTACTACAGCGCCCTTCTGGACGAGACCAAGTACGCTACCGCGGACGGCGCGGGTACGATCGACATGAGCAGCGTCTGGAGCAACGGTACAGACATCGTCGTGGCTCTTGCGGCCTTCAACGGACGCCTCGTGGTATTCGGACGCAAGCACATCATCGTCTGGTCTGATGGCAAGGGCTCTGAGCTCGGCGTCGACCCCAACGAACTGTACGTCGAAGAGTCGATCGAAGGGGTGGGAACAGTAGCCCGCGACTCGGTGTGCAACATCGGGGAAGGCGAGCTGATGTTCCTGTCGCAGAGCGGTATCCGCTCCCTAGCTCGCGTGCTCGTGGAGAAGGGACAGCCCTTCTACTCAGTCACGGAGAACATCCGCGATGCCGTGATTGCTGACTTCCTGGACTCTGGCGTAGACCAGACGAAGGTCCGCTCGGCGTTCTCTGCCCAGAACGGGTTCTACCTGCTGTCATCGATCGACGCGGGCAAGACGGTCTGCGTCGACATGCGTGCTGCCTTCCAGAACGGCGCTCGTCGCGTCTTCCTGTGGAGAGGGTTCACGCCCTACAGTATGGCTACCCGCGTCAACGGAGACCTGCTATTCGGATGGGCTGGGGGTCTTGTCGGCAAGTACGACGGCTACAACGACAATACAGCATCCTATCGCTTCGAATTCCGCTCTCCGTTCCTGGACCTGGGGCCAGAGCAGAACGCTTTCTACAAGGAGCTGAAGCGCATCCGCATGACGGCCTACTCGGGCGGAGGTCTGACTCCCGTCCTCTACTGGCGCTGGGACTTCTCGACTACTAGCTACTCTCAGACATTCGTTTACGACAGCGCGACAGACGCGGAGTACGGCATCTCAGAGTTTGGCATTGCCGAGTTCGGGGGGTCTTCGACGCAGCGCACATCGATGGCCGGAGGCTGGGGGTCTGGTCAGTATTTCTGCATGGGGGTTATCGTCGACATCGACGGACGTCCATTCGCTCTACAGAACATCACGGCGTACTACGACAAGGCTAACTTCGCATGAGTGACTACACGCAGATCACAGACTTCAGCGCCAAGGACAATCTATCTTCTGGCGACGCCGAGAAGATCGTCCTGGGGGCGGACTTCGATGCGGAGTTCGCAGCAATCGCGACTGCCATTGGCACCAAGGCCAATAGCGCCGACGTCGCTGCCGGCAGCAGCAATCTCGGCTACCTGAACATTCCGCAGAACGCGCAGAGCGGCAACTATACCCTCGTTCTGACAGACGCTGGAAAGCATATCCTTCACGGATCAGCGGACGGCTCTGGGGACACTTACACGATTCCGGCCAATTCCTCTGTGGCGTTTCCGCTCGGCACTACGATTACGTTTATCAACCTGGCATCGGCTACTATCGCTATTGCTATCACTACGGACACTTTAACCCTCGCTGGTACGACCAGCACGGGCTCCCGCACGCTGGCGCAGAACGGCATCGCGACCGCAGTCAAGGTGACGTCGACTAGCTGGCTGATCTCTGGGGTAGGACTAACCTGATGAGCGCTGCGCAACTGCTGGCAGTACCAGCACAGAAGTACCTTATTACCGTCGCTGCGATGGGGGGAAACCTCGATTGGGGGTATGGTAATAGTGCTAGCATCTGGGGCGGAACCTATGGCAGCTGCGGTAACACAACTAAGTTCCGCGGTGCGGACATTTACGGCATCGTTGGTGATTCCGTATTCACTCTCGTAGTACAGCTGGCGGGAGGATCGCTGCCCGTGTCGTTCTTTAGTAAGATCGTGGTACAAGATGCCGACGGAGCTCGTCAGGAATTTCTAACCTCCAGCTCTTCGTTTGCCAATGCAGGCACATACTCACAGTGGTCCTGGGGCGGGTCTCCTGTGTGGACAGCTGCGGACATTGGGGAGATCAAGGTAGTGGAGATTCTATAACGTGGACCTACAGATAATCATCAACATCGTGATCGGCCTGGCGGGCGCTCTGGGAGGATTCATCCTCCGTGCGACGTGGGAAGACCTGAAGGAAATGCGTACCAACCTGGCCGCGTTCAAGGACTTCGCCACGGAGACCTACATGCGCAAGGACGACTTTCACGATGCTCTCCTAGAGGTGCGCGACGTCATGAAGCGCATCGAAGCAAAGCTCGACAACAAGGCGGACAAGTAAATGGCATTCGACTGGGGACAGCTTCTTAGCACCATCGGCAGCGTGGCCGGGGCAGTGGCCCCAGTCGCCGGGGGTGTCCTCGCCCAGCAGGGGGCACAGGCGCAGGGCAATCAGCAGAACCAGATCCTGCAGCTGCTTCTGGCGCGCGCCGCTCAGGGCGTAGGGCCTACCGGCTCTACCAACGCTCAGGGAGGGACGTCGTCGTTCAATAACGGCGCACTGACTCTCGACAGCGGATCGATGGCTCCGCTGCAGCAGCTCTTCCAGTCGGTCTCCCAGCAGGCCCTCGGGACTGCCCAGCAGTCGACAGAGGCTGCCGTCCTGCAGCGCCTCCGCGATGCGGCCATGCCGCAGGAGAACATCCAGGCCAACTCCGTCGCCAACCGCCTGTTCAACACCGGGCGGCTGGGAACTACCGGAGGGGCGAATATCCTCGGACAGCTGTCCCAGGCTCAGCAGCAGGCCGACCTGCAGCGCCAGCTGGCCGCAGGGCAGGAGAGCCGCACCGCGCAGACAAGTGCGCTCCAGCAGGCTCTCAGTGCGCTAGGCGGAAGCCAGAACATCTCCCAGCAGACGCTCAATGAGTTCCTGGGCGGGGCACAGACGGCGATCGGCAGCACGGCTGCCGCCAATGCCGGCCTGGGCAACGCCGCCGCCCTGACTTCGAACCCGAACTTCAACACCAGCGCCGGCAATGACGCCATCGCTAGCATCCTCTCCGGAGGACTGGGAGGGACGGGAGCCGGCTCTGGAGCCTCGGGGCTCCTTCAGCAGTTGCTCGGGGGTGGATCCTCTGGGCAGCCCGGGCTACTACAGCAGCTGTTCTCTGGCGGAAGCACCGCTGCCGCGGGTAGCGGACTGGGCGCTCTGGGCGGAGATGCCTTCGCCTCGTGGCTCGGGACAGGCGCTACAGACGCTATCACGGGGGCGGTAGCTCCTACGCTCGGTACTATCGCTGGGGAGGGGGCTGGCGTAGCTGCCGGTGCAGCATCTGGGGGGCTTTCTGGTTTAGGTGCGGCAGGCGTTGCGGCTATCCCTGCGCTCCTTGGATATGGGCTAAATAGGTGGGCAGCCGGCATGAGAAACGATGCCCACGCAGCTACCGATACCGGAGGCGTCCCAATTGAGAATGTTGACGCTTATGGAAATTCAAGCGGGACCACTGTAGGAATTCCTGGCGGTGTCTATCACTACAACCGGGACGGGTATGAGGCTTATCTGAATGCCAACAACATTCAGGGCAGGTCTGTGATTGACATCATCAATCAGAACAGAGCCGAAATGGGGTTGCCGCCGCTATAAGCCGACTTTTTATTGATTGGAAAGTGGCGGCGGATTCAGCCCTGTCACTCGTCGATTCTAACGGGAGCCTCTCATGGCAGACTTTGGTGGATTTCAGGCAGTAACGCCCCAGGAGATGCTGGCCCAGATCGGCCAGATCCGCGACCAGGCCATCGGCTCTGGCGGCCGCGATCGCGTGCGTCAGGCCATTTTCGGGCGTACCTCGGACGCCCTCTTCGGCAACAAGAACGTGCAGGATGCGCAGAAGCTGCAGCAGACGATTGCTGATGCCAGCAAGCAGGCTGCTCAGGGGGCTGCGGAAGGGGAAGACCCGATGGATACGGAGACTCGTCGCCTCAAGACGATCCGTGACGCCGTCATTGACATCAACCCCGCAGTAGCCAGCCAGATCAACGGCAAGCTGCTAGAGCTCGCGAACATGAAGTTCCAGAAGCGCCGCCTGCTGGCGAGCGATGCTCGCGATGAGGGCAGGTACGCGATCGACATGGAGAACGCCAAGCGCGATCAGGGCTACCGTGCGCTCGTCGGGGATCTGACCTACGTCTATGATCCCAAGACGAACAAGGCCGAAGCCTTCGACCTGCAGACACCTGAGTCCACTGCCGCCTTCCAGGCTGCGCAGGGCCAGGGCAAGCAGGTCATCACTCGTGCCGAATACTTCCAGCTTCTGAAGCAGGATCGCGATGTCGCGCAGGCGTTAGCCAAGGCGGCGGGGGGAGTCGGTAAGGTTGAGATGGCCGGAGTGCGCAAGCAGGCGGATGGCCTTGTCGGCCTGTACGCGACTGCTGATCGTATCCTAAACGTCCTGGACCAGAACAAGGATGCGTTCACGAACGCGGCCTCGGCTGCTCAGGCGCTCGACAAGCTATCGACCGAGCTCGGGGCGGGCGCTCGTGCCGCGACAGGGGGATCCTACCGCGATGCGACAGGCAAGACTGCCTCGATCGACACCTGGCTAGAAGAGAACAACATCACCAGCGGACGCGCCAAGGGGCTGATCGTGGGGCTGGCCTACAGCCTGGCCCGCGCCAACGACCCGGGTGGGCGTCTGTCTGACAACGACCTCGCGGCGGCGAAGTCGATGGTCGGAGAGAACCCGACGCCTGCGGCTATGCTCGCCAACCTGAACGACAACCTCGTACAGAAGTACCAGGCCCTGCGCACTGGACTACAGTACCGACAGGAGCTTGACCCTGCGCAGGTTACGCCGATCTTGAATACACTAGATCAGCTCGACGCGAAGTTCCAAAAGGGAGCCTCCCGCTGGATCCAGGGTAAGGGAGCGCCGGCTGCGGGCTTTGGCCCGTCTCCGGGCAAGAGCCCGTTGGACGCAGAGATCGACAGAATTCTAAAGGGGCGCTAAATGCCACTGACTGATGACCAGAAGCAGCAGCTTGTAGACGCGTACAAGCGCGCTGAGTCTTCGGGAGACACAGCTGCTATGGAGCGCGTACGTAGCGCTCTCGCAGCGGAATCCGCTCCGCAGCAGGCGGCTGCCCCTGCCCAGCCTCCGACGATGGATCAGGCGTACCAGAGCCAGACTCGTGCCGCAGAGGCACAGGGTCAGGTCGGGCCTACGCTCCTAGGGCGCACGGCCATGTCCATTCCGGAAGGAGCCGGGCAGCTCGTGCTGCGCGGTCCCGCTGCGTTCTCGGACTCCGCCAAGGCGTACTACGATCGCTACAACGAGATCGTAGCGCAGAACCGCGCCGCTGCGGATGCCAAGGCACAGGGCGTGAGCCAGGCCGGCGACATCCTCGCCGGGGCTATTCCTGCCGGAGGCGCGGCAAGCACCGTCGGAAAGGGTGTGGGCTACTTCCGCAGCCTGTTCCGCGCCAGCTCTGCTGGTGCGCTATTCGGCGCTTCGCAGTATGCCAAGAACGACGAAGATCGTCTGATGAACACCAGCCTCAACGCAGCGCTGCCTTTGGCGACGCAGGTAGTCGCGGGAGCATGGGGCGGGTTCCGCAACTTCATCGTACGCTCTGTAGAGAATGCCAAGGGAGCTCGCACTAGAGCAGTGCTGGAGTCTGCCAAGCAATTCTTCACAGGAAGCAAGGCGGTTCCAGATCCTGTCGGCTATACGCCTGGGCAGGAAACGGGCAGCCCTTTGCTGCAGAAGTATGAAGCGCGCGCTGCGGGTAAGCTGGCTCAGGAAGCCATGGCTACGCAGGCCGACCAGGCCGCGGCTCGCTTCGATGAGATGGCTCAGCAGGCCACTCGCGCCGGGGACATCCCGGCTACCTCGCCTGCGATCGTAGAGAAGACCCATCGCACGGTCGACGTGCTAGACATGGCAATGCGTACTGAGCGCCGTAAGGCGTTCGTGAGCGGTATGAACGAGGTTGCCTCCCTTCCAGGGAACAACGAGCGCTTCCGCCTGACGAACCTCCAGCAGGAGTTCGAGGCAATTCGTAACGACGCGGGGAATGAGTTCAACATCAAGGGGGACGATCTACCCAACTCGTTCCATCGTGTAGGACAGGCTGTCGCCGGGCGCGGCCCGCAGCCGGCTGCTAGCAGCAAGGCCGACGAAGCCCTCTTCGAGGCGCTGGGGATCCAGATGCCGAAGTCTGCCCGAGAAGACGGGCTCAGTGTCATGGAGCTGCAGAAGCTCATGGCCGGACTAGGACAGGACCGCCCTCGTGGGGCGGCTATCCTGACAGAGGCAGAGCGCAAGCTGGAAGCCTACCGCGGGCGTCTGTTCGCTGCCCTTGGGCAGGACCTCGACACGATCGGTGCCCCGTCTCAGGCGATGGAGAAGCTGCAGGCAGTGCGTCAGACCTACGCCAAGCAGAGCGACGCCCTGCGCCGTCTGGAAAACGACAGCATCAACCGCCTGTTCGGCGGAGAGGAATCGTTCGCCAACCCGGGCGCTACGCTCGCGGCGTTCTACAAGCTGAACCCAGCGGACCAGCGCTATGCCATTGACATCCTGGAGCGCCGCGCTCCTGACGTCCTCCGCGCTATGCAGAGTGATCGTATCGCGACAGCGCTTGATGCAGCGTTCCGCCCTGGTGCTGCGCAGGACTCTCGCTTCGATATCAAGGCATTCTCGGATACGCTGTTCGGTGGACGCGACGGGCTGAAGGGCTCGCCGCTCTGGCAGGGGAAGACGAAGGATGACTTGCTCAAGGGGGCGGCTCACCTGTCGATCATCATGAACCACCAGCCGCACATGGGGGCTCCTCCGCTGTGGGCTGAAGAAATGACGATCAACCTCGTCTCCCGTAGCCCAGAGTTCATCACTCGTGCCGTGACCAGAATGGCCTACGGCATGAACGCGGAGAAGCTGTTCTTCACTTCTGCCGGGCAGCAGGCGCTCAAGACGCTGGCTAATACAGGAGAACGTAGCGTGCAGGGCAAGGCCCAGGCGCTCGCATGGATCATGTCGAACATCGACAACGAAGAGGCGGGAATGCAGAATGGAAACGCTCAGCCGTAAGCAGCAGCGCTTCACGCGCCTGATCGCCCAGCTGATCGGGGAAGCCAACGTCCGCGGATATGCCCTCACCTTCGGGGAGGCGTACCGCAGCGACGAGCAGGCGGAGATCAATGCCCTGGGAGGGGACAAGCGCTGGGCGCTCTGCCTCTCCCTGCAGCCGCAGTTCCCAGCGCTCGCCGCAGCCATCAACAACAACGGCAAGCACGGCGGCATCTCGAAGAGCCTACACCGTAAGCGCCTAGCCGTCGACTTCAACGTCTTCAAGGACGGGAAGCTTCTGACAGACGGCTCGCAGTTCGAAGACCTCGGGGTCTACTGGGAAGGGCTGGCTCCCGACTGCAGATGGGGAGGACGCTTCAAGGACGGCGGGCACTTCAGCCTGGAGCACGAGGGAATTCGCTGATGCATTGTACTATCGGGATTATGAAGGACAGCCCTACTCTGCTACGAGCCTGCGCAGCATACTTAGAGGGGGTCAAGTGATCCGCCTCAGACAGACTGATGATGTTGAAGAGATTCGAGCCCTCAACGCTTTGTCTTTTCCTAATGACGAGTGGATTGGAGACGATCACACATTCTGGGTGGCGACCAGCGACGATGGCACGTCTGCTGGCTACTGCTCCGCGGTCTTCCGCCCAGAGAGAGGTTACGTCTTCCTGTCCCGCGTTGCCGTCTTCCCTTGGGCCGAAGGACAGGGGCTACAGCGCAGAATGATTCGTACTAGAGTCCGATGGGCTAAGACCCTGCAGGGCTGCAACCGAGTCATCACATATACCTCCCTTAAGAACTACCAGTCTATGGTGAATCTGCTCCGTTGCGGGTTCCGTTTTTATACTCCACCGACGCTCTACGTCGGAGAGCAGTACCACGAGTTTGAACTACCTCTGACTACCAAGGATATGTCATGATGAAGAAGTTCTATGCAGCCATCCTGGCTGCCGTGCTGGGGCTCTCTGCCGGCTGCGCTACGATGCAGTCCGGGCAGAGCAACGTCGCCGTGCAGCTGATCGTGCAGGCGTCTACGATGAAGTACATCGAGCGTGCTGACCTCGCGGACCGCCCGGCTCGCGCCGCGGCAGTGGCGTTCGAGGTGGGGCAGGCCAAGAAGATGCTCGACTTCGAGGGCGTGACCGTTGCGGACATCAAGACGGCGGTCATCAACCGCCTGAAGACGAAGGGCCTGGAGCCGTCCGACATGCTCCTGGCGATGGCCGTTGTGGACGTAGCGACTGCGGAGCTTGACGCCAAGATCGGCGCTGGGATCATCTCCGCTGAGCAGCGTGTGACCGTGAACGCCGTGCTCGGCTGGGTCGAGCAGGCTACCGCCTTCTATTAGCCGTGTTCAAGACGCCCCTTGTCCTGCAGGCTCTGGACGCTCCTGGGGAGTGGGTGCTGACGCGCCCGCTACTCTGGGAGGGTAAGCGCAAGATCGAGGTGCCTGCGGGGTTCGTCACGGACCTCGCGAGCATCCCCGCTCCGCTGCGCGGGCTACTGAATGTGAATGGCAAGAGCCGCCGTGCGGCGGTGCTGCATGATTGGCTGTACTGCAGCCAGCTCGGGACGAGAGCGGAGGCAGACGCTACGCTCCGCGAGGCGCTGCAGGCCGAAGGCGTGACGATCGCCTGCTGGGCCTACTGGCTCGGCGTACGCATCGGAGGGTGGCGCTACTACGGCCACCGCAAGGATGGCCTGAAGGGATCTGACTTCACGAGACGCAGATAAGAAGACGCCGGCACAAGGCCGGCGCTGAGTGTTTATGAGGATGCTGCTCCCCTCTACGTCGTCCCTGGGTAAGGTGACGGCGTAAACGGCTCGTACGGAAAGGGCATTAACATCACCTCCTCGATCGTCTCCCGTTGGGGCCCGCAGGGGCCCCTTTTTTATGGCTCATCTTCCTTCAAAGCCTCTGCCACCTTCCCCCAGCGCTGCACTTCCTTGATCGCCAGTCCTAGCGCCTTGATGATGCGATCGGACTGCTCTCGCAATCGCATCTCTTCGGCAGCGAAGTGCGCCAGCTGCTTCTCTGCATACTCCTTCGCTCCCAGGAGCTCCGGCTGAGCCCCCCCTAGCTCGGGGGGAGGAGGAGCCATCTCCGCCCTGCCAGACAGCGCCTTCTTCTCCTCGCGCTCCGCTAGGATGTCAGAGTCGATCGCAGAGCGAACGCTCTCGCACCAGGGGATGAGCCGCTTGCGCAACTCCTCAGCAGGGCCGTAGTCGCTGTATAGCGTACGCCCGGAGGGCAGCTTGATCGCAAGACGATGGGCAGCCTTCTCGGCGTCGTGCTCCATCTGAGTCGCGTCCAGGATCTGTGTATCCGACAGGTCGCGTCCTTCAAGGCTCATGCACCCTCCACGGCATACGCTCCAACCCAGTCGCGAGTTCCGTCATCAAACTCTACGAGATACTTCACCTCGTACTGTATCTTGTAATCGATGATCTTGCAGTTACTTCGTTTCGAGTACATGCCCACCCTATAGGCAACTGTCTTGCTCCCCGCAGGTACTAGGTCTACCAAGACCGTCTTTTCGTGCGGTTCCTTACGGATGCTCATGCAATCTCCCTGATCTCTTGGATGCTCGTAGGACGGCGCTTAGCGCCGCGGAACCAAGAGCCGCAGTCCTGGCACTGGTAGCGCTTATAGACGCCGGCACCAGTCACGTACGAACCTCGCGCCTGGTAGTTCGATCCTGCGCACTTCGGGCAGCACTCCACTCCCTCCATCACTGCGCGGTTCGGGTGGTGCTTGATCCACGGCAGCAGCCGGTCGTACACCTTCTCCAGCAGTACCACGTCCTGCTTGTTGTACGTCTCCATCGTCTTCCATGCTTCCGGCTTCCGGTTCATACACTCCAGCCACAGCTTCATCCCCTTGTGCTTGGTCTTCGCCCCCAGCCCCAGCTGCCCCGCCACGAACTCCAGCTTGTTCGACGCGAGCCTGAACTTGCTGCGTGCCGTACGCAGGAGGTCTACCTGCTTGACGGGGGACGGAGGAGTCAGCTTCTGCAGCAGGAACTCCTTGTTGAGTACGGGGATGTCGAACTTGGTTCCGTTGTAGTGGCAGACTGCGTCTGCCTCATCCAGCAGTTTGTGCACCCTGCGGATCATCCGCTTCTCGCCTGTCATGATCGAGGCGAACTCGATCTCCTTGCTGCCGTACCACTTCGCCGCCCAGCACAGGGTATAGCCCGGCTCGATGAGCTGGTCCAGCCCTACGTTCTGGTCATACAGCCCCCAGGTCGCGGCCAGGTTGGGAGCCGTCTCGATGTCCAGCATCAGTAGCTTCACTTGATCTCCTTCTCGATCATGAGCTGCAGCTCCGCCGACAGACGCCAGATAGCCTTCGCCAGGTGATACTGGCCGTCGGTGTCCTTCTGGACGCCGCGCCCGTGATCCCACATATGGCGGAAGGCCGTGTTCATCTGGTCCTTGGACTTCTCCCGCGCCCAGTGCAGAGGCTCACCAGGATTGTGCTGCTCATTGCCGGCGATGGCGACATTCGCCACCGCGAGCCAGGCGTCCGGGAAGTACGCCATCATGAACGTCCAGAGCGGCAGGGCCTTGCGGGCCTTGTCGTCCGTGGGAAGCCCGCACCCCGACGGGGCCTGAGCCACAGGCACAGGCTGCCCATCATGGTGAGCAGCGTACCCAGGAGCATTCCAGATGACGGCAGGCGGGTCAGGGGGCAGTAGATTACGAGCGGTCATTATGCGGCCCTCTTGAGTTGCTTGTACTGATGCCGAACGCACCCCGGCTTGAGCCGGGCCTGCTTCGCCGTCTTCGGCCAGACGCGCTCCGTCGTGCCGTCCTGCTTCACGATCGGGAAAGAGCCCCGCCGTACGTTGGTCGTGCTCTTTGGCACCTGAATGATCTGGTACGTCGTCTGCGGATCCACTCCATAGCCGTTACGCGCTTGCCAGCGCAGCAGCTTAGCCTTCTTCTGATTCATCTCCACGTCTCCTCGTCAGCTTGTAGAGCAGCCCGTCGTGCATTGAGTGCCTCTTCCCTAGAAAGGAAGAGTCCTAGATGACGGCTTCGGTAGCGTGCACGCCATCTATTATAGATAAAATCAATTCCTGCAGTAGCGGAGTGCCTATGCACGCAATTATCGGCATGTCGTAGATACCGTAGATTCTCTGGTCGATTGTCTTTCTTGTTACCGTTGATATGATCTACTACGTATCCGCGTCTCTTTGGCAGGACCAGATGATGCCCAAATGTAGTTTTCTTTGTTACGTGATCGTAAACAAGTTCGTATTCAGAATTCATTTCCAAGCATCCGGTAGCTTCCCGTCCCACACAGCGCAGGGCTTCTTCAGGTAGGAGCGACACCAGTCGGTGATCCGTCCTTTGCCGACTTTGATGTCGGCTTCAAAGAGTAAGCGCAGATCAATAAGCGGCCCGGTCTTCGCGAAACTTCGGAGAAGCCTACGCCGATCTGCCCGTAGATAGCCCTTTGCTTCAATAAAATAGCATCGGCGATTGTCGTCTGTCCTGACCCCAGCGGGATACACACATAGATCCGGGGTATAACTCCGGTCTGTAACAACTTCGTTGCTTCCGCACTGAGCACACCGTCCCAGCTTGACGCTGTCCGTATAAGACATGCTATCTGCGGAGGTACAGCGTCTGACATTGACTCCCTGCTCCTTGAGGGCGTAGTAGACTTGCGCCTCGAACCGGCTTGCCCACTCCTCCCCGTCCGGCGTCCGCCAGCGGCGGTCGCTCTTCTTCGTGCCTACGCGCTCTCCACCGAACGCCGGCTTCTTCTTACGCGCTCGCGGCATGGCGCTTTCGGGCCTGGAGCTTGTTGAAGAAGTTCTGGAACTCCGCAGTGGACCTGTTAGGTCCCCATGCCTCAAGCCCGAAGCCCCGCTCCTCGCGCAACCAGTCTGCCTGCGGCTGCAGCTCCAGGGCCTCTGGCGAGGCCCAGTGCTCCAAGCGTCCGCGGCTCGGCATCAGCTCGTGCGCCTCCAGGAACAGCGCCAGCGTATCCGCCACCTTGCACTCCTCGGTCATGCAGATAGGCAACGCAAAGTGCCGGCGCATCTTTTCCGTGAGGACGCCGTCCATGCGATGCCAGTCAGGCAGCATCGCCTTGAAGGGCGATGGTACATCCGAGAGGTACGCCTCCGTAGCATCGTGCATCAGCCCCTCGAAGGGGTCTCCGATGTCAAGCTCTTCCATGATGGCTGCCACCAAGCAGCTGTGCTCCGCTACGCTGTAGAAGAACCGGCCATGCCCGTTGAAGCGAGCGATCTGCCCAAGGGCATGCGCGATGTCCGTAATACGGAACACCGGGGAGTCCAGACAGAACGTCCCGTTCTGTGTCTCGATCCATCCGATCCACGGCTTGCTGCTCATTTGCGGTATACCCTCGCTCCCTTGTGCCAGCCCGGCTGCTCGTGGTACCGGCGAGCGATATACGCCAGCTGATCCTTCGAATATCGCTCATTCCCTGCATTCCACCTAGACATCGGCTTGTCTTTCCTGCTCACTCGCTTCTCCTGTTACACAAAGCAATGCCCCGTATGGCAGGCCACTAACTCCTGATCTTGCAGATTCTCAAAATTCATCGCGGCCATGACCCTTAGAGGAACTAGAGTAGAGCTAACAAAACACTCGTGGCGAACGCCTATCTGGGTTAGATCACGAATCGCGTCATCAATCGCAACCGCCTGGTCCCAGTTGTGCGGCCTCTCTATGAACATCTGTTTAAAGTACCCAACATCATTGGCGTAGCAGCCACTACATACGGAGCGTGGGGGTACGCGTCGACCGGCCTTGTATAAATATGCGCTCAAGTCGGCGTCCTTCATGCGCCTATCAATCAACGGATACTCGAATACCGTGTATTTAACGCGAGGAGTCTTGACTCTACTCCACTCATCATCTGAAAACCCAATCCATTTCGACACGGTTCCTGTTCCTATATTTTTCGAGGTCTTTGGAACGCCAAGAGTCTCATCCATCCAAAGGCGCAAAGCGCGGTCCATAGGCGCGATCTTATATGCATAAGTACACTTCTGCAGCAGCCGCCCTCGTTTACCTGTAACAGGATCTTTAGTCCACAAGGGCGGGGTATCGAACCTAGTCTTCTTGCTACTTTTTAGCGCAAGGATTTCCTCGTACAAATTACGTCTTGTCCGCAAGAAGGGTATGCCGTGCCGCTTGCACTCTGCTTCGTACTCTGCCACGATCGCATAGGTTTCCGTATTCTCCATACCTGGATCCGCGTTCAGCACTATGAAGTTTCTGGGGCGAGGAATTTCCCCGTCCAGGACCATTGCCAGAAGGCACGTACTTCCCCTGCCGCCGCTAAAGCTCAAGGCTGTAACCAGCTTTTCTGGAAAGCGGCGGCTCACTTGCGCACCCTCGTCAGTCGATTCATTTCGGACGCATACTGCCGTGCCTTCTGCATCAGGTCGCGCTGCTCCCATGACGGGAACTCCTGCCGGGACATCGCCACCCGCACCACCTGAGTCAGAGAGACTGCTGCCTCTTCGACGCGAACCATCGCATCACTGATCCTTCGCTGTTTGCTTATTGCCACGAGGCTTCCTCCCCTTCTTCGGCTTTGCCTTCGCCTTGCGCCACGCCGACACCGTCAGGCTGTCGGCTCCTGGCGGAGTCCACAGTTCGTCAGGCACGCGCTGCATGTAGACCAATCGCGCCACTTCGAGAGCAGCTGCTTCCGCTCCAAGCGCAGCATAGCCCGTCTTATCGCCATGAACGTCGATTGAGTGCTGGTAGGTATCAACGATGGCCTTCCAGATTCCTGCATCGTCTAGCCCCGCCTCATGATACGAAGCCACAGCTTTCTCAGCTGCGACATTACCAATCCGGAAGCAACCGCCAATATTATCAGTAGCATCGCCAGACAGACACTGACGCCAGAAGGCATCCTGCGCATCATGTTCCCAAATCTCATAGAACACCTTCTTCACGTAGTCGTAGTGCAGCCCTGGGACCTGGTCCAGGTCCTTGTCGATCGTGGAGATGATCGGAAGCTCCTTGCGCAGCCCTGCGCGAACCTCCTCTAGCCCTGCCCATCCGCGGATGCTCAGCTCGTCGTCCGCCTCTCGATCGTGTACGAGGATGGCCCCCCACTGATTCACAAGGTACTGGCGCAGCGCAGCGTAGTGTACAGGACGAGTGTCAGCGTCCCGGTTACCCTTGTAGGGCTTGATGGTGGCAACTTCCTTTCGATAGTTGTTCTCGCCCGATAGGAACACAGAGACGTCCAGCTCTTCTTTGGTTCCGAGCTTCTTGGCGTGCTCGCGGATCTCCTCGATCAGCTTGCGCATCGTCTGGCCCAGGATCTGACAGGCGTGATCCAGCGGCTCCGCCGTGACGATCTTCTCCTTCGAGACGAGCGTCGATCCGACAGGCAGGCCTGCGAGGTACACCTTCATCTGATCGCCCGCAGACTTGCCCTTGCTCTTGCCGTCTGGTGACGGCTGCGGACGGAACAGGCGCTGATGCATCACACCTTCCGCATCCTCCACGGTTACGTCGTACGCATGCTCCTCCGCAGCAAAGCCGCAGCGGTAGATCAGCGGATCTCCGTCCACATTGAGATGCATCAGTCCTCCGTCGGAAAGTGGCTGCGCTTCTGCGCGAACTCTCCTAGCTCGCACTCCAGGCTCATAATATGCGAGCACGCGTTAACGTACTTGGCCCTCAGCTCTTTGTGCTCCAGCACCAGCAGGCGGTGGGCCTGCTGCAGCTGGCGATGCTGCTGCTTGTACGCACGGAACTTCTGCTTCTGGCGCAGCTTTTCAGCATACTCAAACTGCCACGTTGCGGTCGCAAGCGCTATGCTTGCTTCCATCTGCGCTTTCAGATCCTGCCCTGTAGTCATCTGATTCTCCTGAAAAGAGGAGCGTCCCTGCTCCAAGGACCGTTAGGCCCGTCTACTACTCAGTGCTTGCCCGTCGAAGGATTCAGCCTGGCCAGCGCGCCAGTCGGATCTCCGACAGCTTCAGTCAGCCCCGCCTGGAACTCGTGCACTGCGCGAATGCAGTCGGCCTCGACACGGCCTTCTGCCTCCACGACACCCGTTCGCTTGTTCACAATGGCGTATGCCGGCAGTCCCTTGAAGAGCATGTCCGCGTACGTACCGACGCGGATCTCGACTGCGAAGTCCTCCGTCTCGTGGATGACCTTTCCGATTTGCGGCTCCATCAGAAGCGCTCCTCGCCCTGCGTCTCCTCGCCTTCGCCGCCTTCCGTCTGCTCCTCTTCCTGCTCCGTATCCGGAGGCAGGGGAGCCGGCGCAGCGCCCTCGATACGACCGTCGGCCACGGTCTCCAGCAAGCGCAGCGTGCCGGTGTCCGTGAAATACTGCACCGTCAGCTTGTCGACGGCGGCGGTGATCTCATCGAAGCGCTTGGCCTGTCCTGCCTTGGTCTTGGCTGCCGACGCCGGCAGGGCATCGTGCTGCAGCAAGAGGCCGATGACCTCGATCGCTGCGCTGCGGGCGTTCTGGTAGCGGATACGAGGCTCCGTCTCCTCGATATCCCGCTTCTCCTTGTTCTCCCAGTACGCCTCGCGGTTAGCCTTCTCGGCCTGGTAGCCGCTCTTGGCTGCGGGCGCAGCCGGAGCAGCAGCGGGTGCCGGGGTAGCGGCCTTGGCAGCTACCTTCGGGGCTGCCTTGGGAGCCAGCGCAGGAGCAGCCGGGGAGGCCGCTGCGGCTGAGCGTGTGATAACCCGACCGCTACCCTCGACATAGTCCGCGACGTCTGCAGCAGCGTCCGTGACCGCTGCAGAGACCTCGATCTCATCCCCCTCGCTGAACGGCAACTGCTTGCCGAACCCAAAGCGGATCAGGGTGTCGTACCCCTCGATCTTGAACGAGTACGCGAACCACTTGCCGCGCCTGTTCGTGCCTTCCTTCTTGAACACACGAGCGACCTTGCCCGTGTACTGCTGTGCTTCACTCATCGTCATCTTCTCCCAGCGCCGCAAGGGCGTCGTCGTAGTATTCCCAGTTATCCACTCCGCCAGCACGGAGCGCATTCAAAATGCGCTCTGCCTGCAGCAATTCCCGATAGCGCTCCGGAGTCACAACCTCGAAATCCCCGTCGCTCATGCTGCTTTCCTCTGCTCCCGGCCATCAGGCCATACGTCGATCTTCTCTTCTTCGCCCTCGCCCAAGTGCGTTCCTACCTTGAAGCCCGCGCCCAGGGGCACGCGGAACTCCATCTTGTACACCTGGCGAACATACTCAAAGACTCTGTGCGTGAACGCTTCCGTGACGAGCGCTCTGAACTGGTCGACTACATCAGGATGTACCTCCGCTGCGAGCGAGTCATGCACGGTGTTTACGAAGAATACCTTGTCCCCCAGCCCGTGCTCTTCGATCAGGTGCCACAGATAAACAATCGCAATCGGAATCACCTCCGCGGTAGCAAACGCCTGCACGGGGTAGTTGTACACCGCTGCAGTCACATTCACGTACCCGCTGCTGGAAATCCTGGCGTGCGGCCAGTAGTACCGCATGCCCCACTCCGTCACCAGCATCTTGTCCTTCACCACCCGGGCTACCCAGCCAGCCTGGGTCTTCGCAAGATCTTCGTAGCGAGCCTTGAACTGCTCGTACCAGCGCTCCTGCTTCTTCGTCCCCCTGCTCCCGCCATAGAGGGGCTTGAACGTCTCTGACTTGGCCTGCTGCCGCTGCTCCGCGGTCTTCTTGTCCCCGGCCCGATATGCCGCAAGCATCTCCGCGTAGTCCCTCTGCTCCATCGCAGCGCCGCTGGTCACATGCGCATCGAAGTCAGGGTCCGCAATGTCCGAGATGATCTGCCGATCCCCGGATAGTTGCCCCGCAATGCGGAACTCCAGCTGCGCTCCGTCCGGCTCTGCCATCAGGAAGCCTTCACGCTTCGCACGGAACAGCCGCTTGAACCTGCGCGGCAGGTTCTGGAACTGCACCGACTTGGTCTGTGGCTCGCCGTCTTCGTCCTTGAAGAGCTCGAACGTAATAGGAACGCCGGTACTTGAGAGCCGATGCGTTGCTGTGTTTGTCTGCTGGAATTCCGCCAGGAATACAGAATTCCGTTCTACGCATACCCCCCGAAAAAATTCTAAATTTTTCGTGAGCGCTGCAGCCACCTTCCCAAGCTTCTTGCGCAGGGCTACGAATGCCTTCTGCTCCGGCGTCCGCGCCTGTAGTGCGTCGATCGTCTTCTGGTCCGTCTTGCGCTTGCCATCAGGCGTGCGCTTGGGCTCCCCTCCTGGCTTGCGCAATTCGTCGAACTGCAACTTGTCGTAGATGAACTCGCCAATCTGCTTCGAAGAGCGCCAGTTGATGCCCCCAGTCATGGAGTCCATCTCTGCCTGGAGCTCCTTGAACTCGGCCTGGGATTCCCAGTACGCCTTTTCTACGCGCTCAGGGTCGAGCGCCATCCCCTCGAACTCCATCTCTGCGAGGACCGGCGTCAGCAAGCACCGTGTATAGAGGACAGGCAGGCGGGTCGTTGCAGAGAGCGTAACTCTCTGGTCCAGGAACAGGCGTTCTGTCGATTCAACGTCTTGCCGACACCGGCCCTCTAGCCACGGGCGCGGCATGCTCGCAGGATTGATCCCATGCCCCATCATGATGTCCACGACGGGGTCCTTCGGACGCCAGCCGCGACGGCGGCAGCATGCGTCCAGGCTGATACTGCGCGGGGCATTGAACTCGTCCCCCGCGGCCAGATTCCCCATCAGCACGTACTCTCCCAGCTTCGTGTCGAATACGAGGACCTTGCGGAGATCAAGGCCGCAGCGCTTGAGCCAGCCCAACTCGTACTTCGCATTGTGTGCCACAACGAAGTCCGCGAACGCAATCGCCTCTTCCAGATCGTGCTGCTCGAACTCGTCGGCCCAGGCAGCCTGCGTCTTCCCCTGCGCCCAGTTGTAGAATTGATGACCCCTGCCTAGCCTCCAGCAGGCCAGGAGGAGCGAGTTGCCCGCGTGCGCAGCGTGCCCGTACGCCCCGTCCTGCACGTCGATCTCGAAGTCCAGGACGACGTAGTTGTTGCCCAGATAGATATACGGATCGAGGTTATTCAGGAACGGTGGCAGCAAATTCATTCTCCCTTACTAGAAGTATCTAGCAAAACGCGCCTAAATGCACAACTATCTCATCGACGCACAGGGCTGCGCTCAAGCGCGGAGTCCAGCGTTGTTTCCAGATCCTGCGGGCCGTCCTCTTCGTAGTCGTCCCACGCCTGTTTCTGATCCAGCGCCCATTGGAGAGTCGCCTCATCCCACAGGTGCGGGTTCTTCAATACAAGTTCATGGTCCAAGTCGATCACGGCTGGCCTCCTGTCGTTTCCTGAGAGCCACGCAGATCAGCGCGAACGATCAGGCTGTTGTCCTGATTGCTGTGACGCGTCCACCCGCCCTGGCAGTCGTAGAACGTGCCCGTCCTAATGATCGTGCGCAGTGGCTTGTTCTCGAAGCTCACGAGCGCGTCCTTTTCAAACTTGTTCTCGGGCGTCAGAACTAGCTGAACCACGCCGTCCTCGATATAGATGGCGGTTTTCATGGAGTCGGTTCCTTCGTTGGAGGTAGCGCAGGCAGCGGATGCCATAAGACCGGCTCCTCATCCGTGCGGTTGATGTACTCCTGCGACTCGCATTCCTCGTACCAGCCGGGATGCGCATAGCCGTCCTCGTCGCAGTAAGGCTCTTCAACGCTGTCGTCGGTCATGAGAGTGCCGGCCTCGTAGTAGCAAGCGCGGACCATGCGCCACTTGCCTAGCTTGTTCTGGTACGCCACGAGAACATTGCGGCCCTTCGGCGCGGTTTCGATAGGCTGCCATCCGCTCGGTTCGTGAGGGGGCCACACCTTCCGCAGATATTCCGCTGCCTTGATGTATTCGGCGCACTCCCAAGGGCGCTTGTCGATCTGCTCCTGAGTCGTGCAGTCCGAGCGGACGCGCCTCTCATACGCCTGCATCAGTTCCATGATGACGTAGCAGCCGCGTTCAAAGTGCCGGTGACTCTCGTCCGGCGATGACGGTCCAGTAGTGTCATCAGGTGAGCGCCTGTCCGCACTGTCACCCGTGCTTTCCGGGTTGCCATCGGGAGGTTGTCCCGCACCAGTGGCACCCACAATGCCGCGTTCCTCAGCCGGGGTGCAGGCTTTCGGTTCGCCGGGGTTGCCCCCGCTCAGGGATTCTTTAAACGCCGTATAGATCGGCATGAGGTCAGCGCCGCACTGGTCGCACTCAAGACCGGTATCGAGTCCGC